TTTGCTAGGTCGGGCAAAGCTACAGGGATTAGAATATATTAAGAACATGATAGTATTGAGGCAAAACTGTGTATAGCTCACTAAATATTTACAACCAGCCCATAACACAAGCTGCTACCACAGTTGCAAGCCCTAATGCAGCCTATCAACGCATGGCTCAGTTTTGGGATTTGATAACAGATTTAAAGGAAGGAACATACAAGATAAGAAGTGAACATAGAAAGTATTTGCCACAGGAAGCAAGAGAGACAGATGATAGCTATGACGTTAGGCTTTCAAGATCAACAGTAGTGCCATATTTACAGCGTATTGAGAAGATGCTCTCAGGTATGCTGGTTAGGAAGCCAGTAAGACTTGATGATGTATCTGACTTAGTAAGAGAACAGTTGTTTGATGTTGACCTTGAGGGTAATGATCTCAATGTTTGGTTGTACAACACAGCAAGACTGGCAATCAGCTTTGGTCATGTTGGAGTTCTTGTTGATGCACCGAAAGAAGGCGATAAGACTAGACCCTACTGGGTGACATATACACCAAAAGACATTCTAGGATTTAGGTCTGAGATCATAGATGGTGCAAGGCAACTCACACAACTGCGTTTATTGGAACAGGTTGTTGAGCCAGATGGAAAGTATGGTGACAAGATAATTAAACAGATCAGGGTGTTGGAAAGGGGTAGATATGAGATTCACAGGAAAGATGACAAAAAGAATGAATATAAATTATTTGATGAAGGTGAAATGAGCCTCAAAGATAAGATTCCGTTTGCTATTGCTTACTCCAACAGAGTTGGTTACTACGAAAGCCGCAGTCCCTTATATGACATTGCAGAACTAAACCTCAAGCATTATCAAATACAGTCTGACTTGGACAATATCTTGCATATTAGTTCTGTTCCTATGCTTGCAGTCTTTGGTTATCCAAATGCAGATGAGATAACAACAGGCCCTAATGAGGCACTATCATTGCCACCTGAGTCACGCATGGAATATATCAGCCCATCAGGAGACAGCTATGACAGCCAGTTCACAAGACTAAAAGATATTGCAGAACAGATCAATACATTGTCACTAGCCGCAGTACTTGGACAGAAACTTGTAGGTGAGTCAGCAGAAGCTAAAAGAATTGATAGATCACAGAATGACAGCACAATGATGGTCATTGCACAGCAGATGCAAGATTTGATTGATAATTGTTTGAAGTTTCATAGTGAATATCTCAATGAACCTAATGCTGGTAGTAGCTTTGTCAATAGAGACTTTGTAAGTGCAAGATTAGAACCACAAGAGATAACATCATTGCTCACATTGTTTACTGCTGGAACTATTACACAAGAGACTTTGTTAAATCAACTATCTGCTGGTGAGGTTCTTGGTGATGACTTTGACGTAGAGGAAGAGATCGAAGGCACACAGCAGGGAGGTCTTACAGAAGTAGAGCCACCAGAAGAACCTGATGAAGAACCAGAAGAGGAGGAGGAAGAGGGAGAAGAATGATAGATGAGTGTTCCAGAGGTATTTTTTAGGGAAACTATTGATTTAAATAGATTTAGTAATGCTGTTGCAAAAAAATATGCAATAACTTACAACAAAATAATTATCAGAGCAGCAAAAAAGTTAAAACAAATAGAAATAAAACAGGCAAAAGCTGGTGAAGCTGTTGTCATATCACCCCAAACAAGAAAAAGATTAAGGGCTATTATTGCTCAAGCAAAGGCAAGTTTAAATACTTGGTCAGGCAAAACAGCTATTGATTTTAAAAAAGAGTTGCAGGGTGTGACAATCTTGCAGAGAGATTTTATTGTTAAAGAACTTAAAAAAGTAACAGCATCTGGAAACGTACCGATAAATAGTGTTGCCATAAGTCCAAAATATGCAGATTCAGTAATAATGAAAGACCCTACAAAAATAAATATTTTTACGACAAAAGAGTTTAAAGAAGATGCTTTTCGTGAATTTGGTGTTGGAAAATTTCAATTAACTTCTACTCAAGGAGCAAGTATTACATTGCCAAATGGAGAAACAGTAAGCAAAGCATTTAGAGGTATAGCCACAAAATCACAGGAAAGATTAGCACTTGCTATAAGATCAGGAGTTTTTTCTGGTGAGACAACACAACAAATCGCAAGACAACTTGTAGGAAAACTTGATTTTGCAGATCAAGGCCCATTAACTGTAAAACAACTTGCCTTATCTGGTGGTGAACTTACAAGAGTTGCAAATCATCAATTACAAACGATAGTAAGAACATCTGTTAACCAAGTACAGAATCAGGCATCACAGGCTGTTTATGCAGCAAATAGTAAAGTTGCACCTAAATATGAATATGTTGCAACGCTTGACTCAAGAACAAGTCCAATATGTAGAAGGCTTGATGGTAGAAAGTTTGAATATAATAAAGGCCCTACACCACCACAGCATTTTAATTGCCGATCTACTACTGTTCCTGTTATTGACTATAATGGACTGCAAAAAAAATATCCTAATCTAAACAAGCCACCAGTAGGCAAAGTTGTTACTCGACCCACAGGAGAAGGGACTGGTAGAGTGCCACAGGGGACACAATATGGTAACTGGCTTTTAGGTCAAGATAAAAAAATACAGTTAAAAACTTTAGGTAGTGAACAAAAAGTAAGAATATTTAAAAAAATTGCAAAAAAAGAAGGCTCTGGACAAGCTGCAATCAGAAAAATGATAAGAGAAGATGGTAGCGAAAGAACACTTGAACAGTTACAAAGAATATATACATAGAAAATCATGCCATTAAAAAAAGGGAAATCACAAAAGGCTATCTCTAGCAACATACGTTTGCTGATGAAAGAGGGCAAGACATTAAAACAAGCTCAAGCAATAGCTTTATCAACTGCTAAAAAACGCAAAAGGAAGTAAGATAAAGACAGCTACTTTTATTGTCATGCCTTCACACTACGGATCAATGAAGCCCAAAGGAACAAAGAAGAAAAAGAAAGGAGGCAAAAAGTAATGGGATATATTTTTAAGGTACAGGGCGAAGAGGAAACAAAAAAGCCCAAAGAAACTAAGCCTACTGCTAAAAAGAAAACTAAAAAGTGACTAGAAAACTAAGGCGAGTTCCAAAGGACAAAAAGACAGGTATTCCTAAAAAATATCTGTCGGGTTCTAAAAACAAGTCTGCGAAAGCGGCTGAGATAAAGAGAACTGCCGAAGCTTATAGAAAAGGAGAGTATATTGATATAAAAGCTGTATCAAAATCACGCACTAAACAAAATGTCACAGGCAAAAAGAAGAAAACCACTAAGCGAAAGCGTTAAAAACAGTCTTAAGAAAAAAGCTGATGGCACAAAGTTTTTTTATGGAGAGCTTGCGGCTGTTTATAGAAAAGGACAAGGTGCTTATTTGTCTAGTGGTTCAAGAAATGTTCCTATGGCGGCGTGGGCTATGGGCAGGGTAAATAGTTACATGAGAGGAGATAAAGCGAGAACAGCAGACGCAGCAATCTATTCGAGGTACAACAAGAAAAGATGAAGCTAACTACCAGACAAAAGAACACACTTGCAAAGCACCAAAAGGCTCATGGTCACACAAAGGCTCACATGGAATATATGAAACGTAAGATGAGAGAAGGGGTATCATTTACTGAAGCACACAATATGGCAATGAAGAGGAAGGGCAAATGAATAAAATTTTTTATGGTGACTCTAGGGCAGTATTAAAAAATGTTAATTTTAAAGCTAGAACGTGTGTGACTTCACCGCCTTATTTTGGAGTAAGAAATTATGGTGACAAACTTAATCAAATAGGAATTGAAAAAACTGTTGATGAATATATAGATAATCTTGTTGAAGTTTTTAGCTTAGTCAAAGACTGTCTTACAGATGATGGAACTTTATGGGTAAATATTGGTGATAATTACGAAAAAAAGAATTTGCTTGGAATCCCTTTTCAATTAGCTTTTGCTTTAAAAAAAGATGGCTGGTATCTAAGACAAGATATCATTTGGCATAAACCAAATCCAATGCCCGAAAGTGTTACTGACAGATGCACTAAATCCCACGAATATATTTTCTTGTTGAGTAAGTCTAAAGATTATTATTTTAATTCTGATGCAATAAAAGAAAAAGCTGTAGGAGAAAGGTGGGGAAAAAATAAACCAATGGATATAAATAATTCAAAAGATAAAACAAATCAATTTAATGGGTTGTCAAGAGCCAGACAAATGCTTTTCGAGACAAGAAACAAGCGTTCTGTTTGGACTGTAAAAACAAAACCATATAAAGAATCACATTTTGCAGTTTTTCCAAAAGAATTAATTACACCTTGCATATTATCAGGTTCAGAACATGGAGATATTGTTCTTGATCCTTTTATTGGGTCTGGAACTACAGCAGAAACGGCAAAAAATTTAGGCAGAAAATATATTGGAGTAGAACTTAATCAAGAATATAAAAATATTGTTGATAAAAGAAGTGATTTATTCCAATACGATTTAGACCTAAAATATGGATAAAAAATTATGAGCAAAGACCCTAGATTAGAAAGATTTGGACTTGCTGGTTTTAACAAACCAAAGCGAACACCATCACACCCAACAAAGTCTCATGTTGTTTTGGCAAAAGAGGGTGATAAGGTTAAATTAATTAGATTTGGAGCGCAAGGCGCAAAAACTAAACCACCAAGAAAGGGAGAATCTGACGCAGATAAGGCAAAACGCAAGAGTTTTAAGGCTAGACACGCTAAAAATATTGCCAAAGGTAAAATGTCAGCAGCTTTTTGGGCAGACAGGACAAAGTGGAGCTAATATTGTGAATAATTGTAAATTTTTTATTTATGGCTGACGAACCAATTAAACCAAATCCACCTGTAGATACAGCAGCGTTAATGGCAGAAGTTGAAGCACTTAGAAAAAGCAATAGAGAAATTTTAGATGACTACAAAAAAGCGAAGGAAGCGGCAAAAGCTGTCCCACCAGATGTTGATGTAGATGCTTTGATTGCTTTTAAACAGCAGAAAGAAAAGGAAGAGCTAGAGGCAAAAGGCAGATATGATGAGGCGATTGCTAAACAGGCACAGCAGTATCGTGATGCTGAAGAGGCTAAAAATAAAAAAATTCAAGAGCTTGAAGCTAGGCAGAGACAGCTTGAAGTTGAAGCCCCAGCAGTAACAGCACTTGCTGATGTTGTACATGACCCTCAGTATGTGCTATCTCGCATAAGCAAAGATCAGCTTGCAAGAGAGGCAGATGGAACAGTTGTTGTTGTTGATGGCTATAACAGAACACCAGTTAAAGACTGGGCTATGACAAAAATGCCAGCATGGGTACAGAAGAACCCAAGACCACAGGGCGGTGGAGCAACGACAACTAAAGTTCAGACTGAAACAGTAGCTGCTGGTGAAAAGAACCCCTTTGCAAAGGATTCTTTCAACCTTACAGAGCAAAG